TAACTGTAACAGGTTCATAACCATTAACAGTCATTACTACTGTTTCGCCAACTACTAATTCACTAGCCAATTTTAAACCTTCCGGCGTTAAAAATTTCTCTGTGTCTGTGGTTGTTACGCCGAAAGATACAGTTTCAAGGCGATGTGTTTCTTTTTCGCCCATATCATGCAATGCAATTACATCATTAACCGCACCCAAAGTGATAACAGTATCACCATTTACAAACGCTTCAATAATCTTGCCACCTTCTGGCGTTGCAATTTCAGTACCCGCTACAAAACAAAAACCTTTCATAAGACCTCCAAAAAAACCGCCAGAACCTTGCTTAACCATTGTTTGTGCTGGTTGTGCAAGTCCGTATCGTAATGTCATATATCTGTTTAATAAATCTTCTTGATCCGCATTATTTAGTTGGCTCATAGAATAATAATCTTTAGCCGGTTGAGTAGATGCACTTTGTGTCATTGCGCCGGTATTAATAGGGTTTTGCGCTAAACCCTCGCGCTGACCGATAAGACCCGCCGAAGTACCAGCATTATTCATTTGATTTGTATACCCTTGATTTAACAAGTTCGCTTGATTTACGATGCCGTTTTGTTGGTTATTGTAGGTGTTACCCCAAAGGCCCATTTTTGCACCGATGCCACTCAAACTATTATTAAACGCTTGCGAATTAAGCGCCGCCGCTTGGTTCAAATCATTTGCATATTGTGCCGCAAGTGTATTGGATGCGTTCTTGCTGATATCATTCAACGTACTATCAGTAATCGAAGAATTAACAATGCCACGACTTGCCAATCCAGAAACCGCATTACCTACCGTCGCCTGTAAATCATTGTTTAACGCTTGCCGTCTAGCATCTGCATAAGCCGTAGGAAGTTGGCCGTTTGTGATGCTATCCATTGCGTTTTGATTTTTCAATAATGCGCCGTTGTATTCATTCGCCAGTTGCCCCGCTCCGTTGTTCATAGCATCAACGCTGGCCCCTAACTGGTTAGCATATCTGGTGTTGTCAGTTAGGTTTTTTGCGCCAGCCGTCGCCACTTGATTTTGCAATGCAGCAAGTGCATTTTGGTTGTCTTTGTTAGTCCCCAAATATGCATTGTACATTTGCTGATATTGCGGACTAACTACATTATTTAAGGCTCTATCGCCCATACCTTGCAAGGTATTAGCGCTTTGATTGGTTCTATTTATCCAATCCATTTGGCCTTGTAATAGTTGCTTTTCTTCGGGGCTGGTCTGTGGTAGGTTAGCACCTATGCTTTGTACCTTCGATTTTTTGCCGCCACCGAATAATTGCAAGTCAAAAGTGAACATGCTTTTCCTTTCTACAAAGTAGCTTCAAGGTGTTTACGCACCGTTTTCAAAACTTTGTAATCAAACCCATTATAGGAATAGTCCATAGTTGGAACACGTTCCATGTTCCACTTTTTAATAAAACCGCGCACGCTGCGGTGTGTTGCCGTTACAATTACATCAAGATCATTCAACTTCATTACTTCAACAATGTATTTACCTATTACCTTCATATCACCGTATGTTTGCCAGATAGTAAAATATCGTTCGCCTTCATGTTCGTTGATAGTCCAGAATAGAAAACCAGCATTAGGGAACCATTTAAAGTAGTAATTATATTTATCTTTGTAATTGTTGTTTTCATCGAAATAAAAACCACTTAGACTGACTCTTTCGCCTGTGCGCCGCTCATAATCTTTTATCATATGTTCAAGGCTATCAAGCTGCATTGTTATTCCCCTATTCGTTCAATTATTACTTTATTCCAATTATTACCGGCTACGACGTGGTTATTAAATGAACCACTTATTGAACATTCTAAACGATTGTTATTAGTAGAACCCGGAAAACTGATTGATACGGTTCTATTCCCGCTATCATTAACATTGATATTCCAGCTTCTTTTATTGCTGCCGTCAAGCGTTATACTATACTGACCTTTAGGGAAAAACAAAGTTGTACTGTATGCGCTTGTATCACTTGCACGGCGTTCCCAATAGTACCGCGTAAATTCTACCGCATCATACTGGATAGAATACGTCCGCCCGTTTATTTCGATTTTTAACGGTGTTGCATCGGTTCCATATCGTGCGTAGTAATCAACGCCGTTATATGTTACTGGTACCGATTTACCATTTGTTACGGATTTATTTGTGTTAAGTCCGAAACGGTATGTTTGGCCGTTCTTTTCTAGTACTAGATTAGGCATTATTCTACCCTCAATTTAGCGCCATTTGGGAATAAGAGGTTATTATTCTCATCAAATGTTGCTATCCTTTGCCATGCTCCCATAGTATTACTGTTGGTATCAAAGCGAATGTATGCGCCGTTACTATTTACAAAATATAATTGCGCACCTAGTACTCGTTGGTCGCCGTCAAATGTCCACGGAAAAGCAACCCCCATGCCCCAACGTTGTTTACCCCATACTGTATAGCCGTTTACCTCACCAACTAACATGCCGGAGTACCCAACACGGGTGTTAGACATTTTATTAAAATCAAGCGGATCATTTGTAATACCCGGAACTTTTAAAGTTCCTGTCATGGTATCACCTGTTTTTTTAACGCATGCTTCTGCATTTTTTGCCGTATCTGCACTTGCTGCATGTTTAGCTTCATCTGCATTAGTTGCGTGTTTGGCTTCGTTTACAGTGTCCGTTTTCTTGTAATAGACTTTTTCTAAATCTTTTATTGTTTCGGATATTGCTTTTAATGTAGTTGTTGGGTTAGCGGTGAATGTTTCATCACCAGCTATTTTTTTGATTGCATCAGCGAATGCATTAAGTATTTCTGTTAATGCATAGTCCTTACCGTCAACCATACGTTTACCAATTACGGCATCTGTAGCAGTATTGATAGTTGGATCATAATACTTAATAGACTTTACACGTGTGGCATCTGTTACAGCTATAGCTACTACTACACGTAGAATGCTTTTCCAATATGTACCTGTGTACACATTCATTTTTTCACTTGTTGTGTTGTAGTACATTTTATCTGTTGCCGCTTCCGGTGCGTTTGGTTGGCGTAATGGTTCAAGTGTTGTACTACCATAACTTAGCCCCCCAGATGCGGAGCGTTCAACGTACAAATACGATGTACTATTGGCCGGTAGGCTCCATGCACTTTGCTTACGGGTTACCGTTTGCACATAATCAACCGCGCCATAATCGTTGAAACCGTCAGCGAATGACAAGAGAACCGGTGTTTGACTGCCGTCAATCATCACGCTTAAATTATCGCCAGTCAAAAAGGCGAATTCACCATTGCTAACCTTACCACTTAACACGCGATTTCTTAGGCCACCGCCGCCACCACCGCCGCCACCGGATTTTAATTCCATTGCTTGCGCAATATTTAACAGTTCATTCCGGTTTTTTTGAATGCTTTCCGGTACTGTATCACCCTGTGGCGTAATATCCAAAGGGTATTTTTCTTTATAAGCCATATTTAAACTTCCTCATATGTATAATCTAATTGGCGTAAGGAAATTGCGCCCTTTTGAACATTGATTTTGAATTGTACATTACGATTTGCACCGCCGCCAATTTTATAAGCCTTTGTATATTCATTAACATTCATCAATGCTTTATAATCATAAGTCTTAAAGTTCGCATAGTAGGTTTTAACTGCCTTACTAGCGAATTCAATCGGTTTAGGTTTCTTATTAGAAATGCCAATCGTGCCATATCCGGGTATTAGGTTATGCGTTACAAAGTTATAATTCATAATTAATATGAACTGCCTAGTTGCCAGCCTATTACCACTAACTATTGACGTTTGAATTTGTACGTTATCGTCGGTGTCTATAGTTTCATCTAAGATGCCTATTTTATTTCCGTAGGCAATGTATACTTCCTTGTCTACATTGAATGCATCATTGATGTTATGCGTGAACTTTCTTGATGTAAACACACCTCGACCGTCCTCATACCGTGGCAAATAATGATAAATAAATATCGTATCGCCGTTATACGGTTTAATCCACATTTGCTTACGACTGGATATATGCCATACATCACAATCTTTTGTAATGTACTTCAATAGATATGAGTTAATGTTCAATCCAGTTTCAAAAGGTTGTATTTCTGCATACGTATTTGTAGGCATAAAAGACATAAAGCCTTGATTACCTAGATAATAGCTACGATCATCAATGCTTATCGTCGCACCGCTACAGTACCCAGTAGAGGATAAAGGATATACAGTTAAATCCCGTGCATCTGGCGTGCCTACAACTTGATACACGCGCCCGTATTCCTTATATACGATGATCGCACGTGATAAGAAATCAACGGCGATAATACTGCCTTGATCTTTATACCCAACATCTACATATTGCGCACTAGATGCATCATTTGAGTTGTGAGTCCATGCGTTATAGTCGCCTACGGCCGACCAGTTTAAACGATGTGAATGAGTAGATGCAACAAGTACACGCCCGGAATGACTCGATACTATATCGCACACTGGACTTTCTAGCGCTGCCAACTTACCAGCACCGGAGATAACTTGCAGCTTATCGCCGCTTGCTATTAGAATGTCGCCACCAAATGCGTGATACTTCGGCTTATTTGTACCGTTTAGCACCCCCAACAATTTATTTGTATTGAAATCAGTTTCATATAAATTGCGGCCACTAGAAAAGTACCACTTATTGCGGTAGACATCATAATACAACGTTTCTACAGGCAACCCAAAATCATACAATATACGGACTCCCGGAACAGTACGGAGTGCATTATCCGTTCTATCAAATTCGCATTGTCTGGCCTGTGTCAAGGCTTGAACGTCTATATTCTCCGGTGGGTTGCTCCAATCAAGGCCCAATCTGAAACCATTTGTCATGGCTACTTGTTTCACGCCCATTATGTTATACCCCGTGCCACCTTAATTTGTTCCGTGATGTAGTCAATGAATGTCTTATCATAAGCAGCGTAATCAGTCATAAGAGATTTTTTCTTCACCATGAAAGATACTAATTGCACTAGATAACTATGAAAGAATTCGGAAAACGGAATAGTATCGTCTAAATCATCAATGTGATTTTTACGTACGCTATAAAAAACTTGATTAACCGTTTCGCCGTCATAGGTTTCGAATGTTCCGTTTATGATGCGGATAGGATAACCACTTTTAGGAACGAACCCCATAAAATCGGAAGGAACCGCCCTTTTATCCTGTATATCCATATTCTTAACTACTTCACGGTCTTTAATACTAACTAGGATAGTT